TGGTAAGAAACGCACGAGCCAAATTTTTGAAACTTTTTCGGTTTTTTCGGTTTTATAAAATACCTTTGGTTTTATTAATTCTAAAAAAGCCTAGCTTTGCCTAGAAAGTAACGCCTTGTACTTAGGAGGGGAGTTTATGACACGATACGACGAGTTAGCAAGCAAACTTAATAATGTAGACGAGGCTAAACGAGGTTTTATTCTTTCGTTGTTAAAGGACTTTGTATTTTTAGAGCAACAAATAGAGGAGCTTAGAAAGTACCCAAGATATATAGTTAACAAATCGGATCCAAGACAACAAAAGAAACTACCAGTACACGAGATGCTCAAGGACTACCAAGCGCAAAAAAACGACATAGCAACCAAGATACTAAGGAGCCTAGATAACGAGAAAATGGACGAAAGCCCACTACTTAAAGCCCTAGCGAGGTTTAACGAGTAATGAACGACCTTATTAAAAATAGTTATATATATAAATATAACGAGGCTATAAAAAAAGGCTTTTTAGAAATAAACGGGCAAGAGGTTAGGCTAGTCGTAGGCTCCAAGATAAAAAAGGCTTTAAAAATTCTAATGAGTTATTTTGACAACCCAGCTTATGAGTTTAACCCTAAAGAGTGCTACAAGCGTTTTGAGTTTGAGGAAACACTTTGCTTACAAGGGCAAGCACCTTATTACAACTCGCCTTTACAACTGATGCTATGGCAAAAGGCTTTTTATGAGGCTATATACAGCTTTTATGATAAAGCAACGGGCTTGTTATTAATTAATGAGGCGCTTTGTGAGGTAGGGCGTAAAAACGGTAAAAGCACTATGGTAGCTGGCGACTTTAACACTGACTTATTTATAGGGCAAGGAGGCGTTAATTATTGCGTATGCAGTAACGACGATAGACAAGCTAAGTTAATATGGCAAGAGGTGGCGGGTATGCGCCAGCGCCTAGACATTAAAGACGAGGTAACAAGCCAAAATTTAACCGAAATAAGAAACGACGTTAAAAATATTAAGGTGCAGCGACTTAGTGCTAAAACCCAAAATAAAGACGGTTTTAACTTTATTAAAGGGTGCCAAGACGAGGCGCACGACTGTAAAAATGACGAAATAGCCGAGGCAGTACAGCGCTCTATGAGTACACACGACGAGCGCTTATTCATAACAGTTAGTACTAATGGCTTTTTAAATGGTATGTATTTCGATAAAAAGCTAGAATACGCTAACGCTTGGCTAGAGGGCGAAATAGACAACCCACACTATTTAGCTTTTTTGTTTGAAATGGACGACGAGGCGGAAATATGGGCGGGCGATAGGGACTTATGGCAAAAGGCTAACCCTAGCTTAATTTATGGCGTTAAAAAGTGGGCTTACATAGAGCAAAACATTATTAAAGCCCAAATAGATAAAGAAAGCCGTATGCACCTACTTACTAAAGACTTTAACGTTAAAGTAAGTAACTCTAAAGCTTGGTTAACCCTAGAGGAGTACGACTATACACAAGAGCCATTTACTTTAGCGCAATTTAAAGGCTGTGTAGCGCTCGGATCCGTAGACTTGTCGGACTGTGGCGACTTAACAGTAGCTGAGTTGCTACTGATGCGCAAAGGCGACAATACCAAATATGTAGTGCCTCAATTTTTTATACCAGCTAGTAAGCTGGAGGACAAGGACAACGGGGCAAAATATAAAGAGTGGAGCCAAACTATTAACCCAGTTACTGGCGAGCCTTACGTAACAGTTATTAAAGGCAACAAGATAAACCAAAAGCACGTAGCCGACTGGTACCAGTCTTTACGTACTAAATACAAAATTGAAACTATAGCTATAGGGTTTGACCCGTGGCATAGCGACGTTTTCTTAATGTGGACGGACAAGAAAACGGGGTACGGGTTTAACACTATGAAAATATACCAAAACAGTAAGCTAATGAGTTACCCTATGAAAACACTAGAGAGGGACTTAAACGCTAAGCTTGTAAATTACGCAAATAACCCAGTATTAAAATACTGTTTTGGAAATACAGCAGCCGAGATTAAAAACGACTTTATAATGCCTTGTAAAATCGACGGGCAATACAGCCGAAAAATTGACGGCGTAGTAGCATTAATAATTTTATATGCAACCTTAGAAAAAAACGAGGTTACACTTAATCAATATTTAAGGGAGGTGTAAACGTGGCTAAACCTAAAAAAGAAAAAGCCAACAAAGAAAAACGCAGCTTTTTAAGTAAGTTATTTAACAAGACTAAAAAGACTGATGCAACCTTAACGCTTGCTAATACATTTAAAGGCTTTCAAGCTAATTTTGTAAATTATAATAACTCAATATTAGAAAGCGACTTAATATTAAGTGCTACAAGGCTTAAGGCTAGGTTTTTCGGTAAGCTGATGCCTCGACACGTTAGAGACAATGCAAGCCAAATGATTAATATAAATGATAGTAGCGTAGCAAGGTTATTAAGACAGCCGAACGAATACCAAACACCATACGACTTTTTAAGCCAAGCATATTTTTTAAGGGAGTTACACGACAACTGCTATATATACCCTAAATACTATATTAGTAATGCTGGCGAGAAAATATACGAGGCTATGTATATTTTAATACCACAGCAAAAGCCGTATATTTACGAGGACGAAAGAGGCAACCTTTTAATTGAGTTTATTTTTCCTAGTTATGACGAGCCAGTAATATTTTACTTAAACGACTTAATTATATGGAAAAAGAATTACGAGGACGACCAATTTTTAGGCGGTGGACGTTACACCAGTGCTGCTAATGCTGATGCTTTAAACTCTTTAAATGCTTACCAGTCAATTAAAGAAAGTACAGCAAACGTAGCCGAGCAAGGCGGGGCGTTTGACGGCATCTTAAAAGTTAATGCTTATGCAGCTGACGACGAGAAACTACAAACTATTAGAGATAATTTTATAAATGACTTAAAAAATAATCAAACAAGCTTACCAGTGCTAGACAATGGCACCGAGTATATAAACATATCACGCCAGTTAAAGACTATAGACGCAACTACAATGGCTGAAATTAAACAAAATTTATTAATACACACTGGCGTAAGTATTGAGATGCTAGAGGGCAAGTTTGATACAAAATTAAAAGAGGCTTTATATGAAAACTGGATAGAGCCAGCAGCAATTAGCTTAGGGCAAGCTATGAGTAAATGTTTCTTTAGCCAGTGGCAAACAACCCACGGCGACCAAATACTATTATACCCTAACAAGGTGCAGCTAATGGCTACCAGCGAAATAGTAAGCATTATTACAAGTACTATTAGTGCTGGTGTATTCAAGATAGACGAGTATAGAGAGATGCTAGGCTATGCTCCTTTAGAAAATGCCGAGGGACAAGTAAGACCTAGAGGCTATAACAACTTAGACGGCTCTAAAATAATTGTAGACGAGCCAACACAAACGGACACTGTAGGAGGTGCAAAAAATGAGTAAAAAGTTATTAGAAAAAGAGTTAAGACTTAATATTAATAATTTAGAGGTAAGAGCTGACGAGCAAGACGGATCCAAAATGATAGTTGAGGGCTACCCTATAGTCTTTGACAAAGAGGCTTATATAGGTATGGAGCCGTGGGGCTGGTATGAAAAAATAGACCGCAACGCTTTTGCTAATGCTGATATGAGCGACGTAGTTTTACGTTATAACCATAGCGACGAGTTATTAATATTAGCTAGAACTAAAAACGACAGCTTAAAGCTAACTATAGACGATAAAGGCGTATTTATGCACGCTGAATTAATCGACACTACACAAAATAGGGACGTTTACAAAATGGTAGAGGCTGGGCTATTAAGTGAGGGTAGCTTTGCCTTTACAGTTAACGACGAGGACGTAAGAGAAATAGGCGAGTGGGGCGACCCTAACTATGAGATACACCGCACTATACTTGGTATAGGCAAATTATTTGACGTGGCTATATGCCCTAATGGGGCTTATGGTGATTTAACCGAAATATACGCACGCTCTAAAGAATTAGTGGAGGCTAAGGCTTTAGGCAAAGTGGAGGCTTTGAAAAGATGCGAAATTTTAAGGTTAAAGAATAGAAACAAAATTAAACTTTTGGAGGAGCAAACAAAATGAATATTAAAGAATATTTAAACAGCAATAAAAAGGCTAAAATTGAGCGCCACGCTGCTTTAAAAGCTAGATTAGATGCTATTAACAAGCGTAATGCTGAATTAGCCGAAATTAACGAGCGTAGCTGCGACGAAAAAGAACTAAAGGCAGCTGGCGAGGAGCTAGACAAGCTAAAAGCTGAGCTTGTCGAAAAACAAGCCGAGTTAGCGGGCTTAGAGGCTGAAATTAAGGAGCTAGAGCAAATGATAGCCGACGCTGACAAACCAGCTGAGGACAACCCAGCAAACGAGGGACAACCTCAAAGAAAACAATTTTTAAATTTTGAGAAAAGAGGAGCAAATAATATGACTTTTGAGGAAAGAGAAAAAATGGCAAAAGAGTTTGCCGAAAGAGGAGCATTTAAGAAAGGTACAGCTGAAACTAGAGCTATCTTAGTTTCAAGTGGCGATATTGCAACACCTACTGGCGTAGCTGGCGATATTAGACCAAACTTTGAACACGTACCAAGTATTGTTGACGAGGTAGACGTATTAGACTTAGAGGGTATGGGTAGCTATAAAATCCCTTACGAAATTTCTATTAGTGAGGCTGACGAAACAGCCGAGGGCGAAAGCTACAACGAAAGCGACCCACAATATGGCTATGTAACTTTAACTGCTGACACAGTAACAGTACTAAGCCAAGTTTCTAAACAAGTTAAAAAGCAAACACCAGTTAACTATCAAACTAAGGTAGAGGACAGCGCTTATAAAGCATTAAAGAAAAAGGCCGCAGCTATTATTACTAATGAAATTGCTACAAGTACTTTAAGCAAGACTATTAATATTGCTGTAAATGGTGGCGTAGGTGTTATTGACGACAAGACTTTACGTAATATTGCTTTAAATTATGGTAGTGCTGATGCTGTTATGGGCGACGCTGTTTTACAGTTAACACAAGCTGACTTAGTAGCTTTTGGCGACGTACGCAGCGACACTACTTTACAAGCTGTATATGAAATTACACCAAATGCAGCTAACCCTAACACTGGTACAATTTCCGACGGTGGCTTAACAGTTAGATACATTTTAAACTCTAACTTAACTCCTATTGCTGGTACAGCACAACCAGCAGCGGGACAACCAGCTAAGGTAGGTATGATTTACGGACAACCTCGCTGCTGTGCTTTAGGTTTATTTAGCGGTTATGAGGTTTTAGTTTCCGACGATTTCGCTTTTGATAAAGGTATGTTAACTATTAGAGGCGACGTTGAAATGGACGCTAAAGTACAAGTATTAAACGGCTTTAACGTTGTTACTTTACCAGCTGCAACTGAATAATAAAAAAAACGTGGCTATAAGCTTTTCAAGTGCTACCTTTACTTATAGCCACCCTTTTTAAAGGG